TATACACGAAATCTGATCAATTATTTTTTGAACTTCAGGGAAATCCTTGACTTTGTAGTAATAATAATTATTATTCTTCTTGAACCAGGGATCAAGTTTATGAAAGTAATGTTTCTTTGCGTCAGGGACACCCTTCTCAAATTCGTATAAAATCCTATTATAGTTTGCTCGTACAAACCATAAATTTGGGTAATCCATGATATTGTATTCAAACTTGTGAAACATCATATCCACCAAAGTGTTCCTCATACCAACCAGAGGTCTGAGAGGTCTCTGGAAATAAAGTAGATCTATTGGTGACTTTAAATAATCGTGAAGAACAAGAACTACTGGTAGCCACAGAAGACGCCACATTAATTTCTCAGTATAAAATAAAAATGCCAGGTTACGGCAAGCGAATGGAAATGTTTACCCCAGAGCCCACTGAAGAAGCTCCAGTATTGGAACAACGATTTGTGATGCCACGCGTCACCCTCGTCCAGTTGACCATCCTCGCGATGATCCTCTACTATGCGTGGTCTGTGCGTAAGATGAACAAGGCTGTCGTGTCCACAGCGGCTCTCGCCATTGGTCTCCTCCACATGTATGACCACATGTACCGCGTGAAGCGTGGCGAAGAGCGCCTTTTCTTCTTCCCAGAAGCCAAGAAGGAGGGGTACTGTGGCGCTTGCCGAAAATAAATTAGCTATACATTGTAAGTATGCACGTCAAGATTGTTCGTAGCCCAGATCGTAAAAAGAAGTTCAGGGCAATCCTAGGAGACGGCAGGACTGTTGACTTTGGTGCCAGTGGGTATTCCGACTACACCAAACACAAGAATCCTTCACGAATGCGCTCATATGTCCTCAGACATGGTGGTCAAATTCCAAAACGTATTGTGGCTGAACGTCAGCCAGCAATGATACACAGAATGATGCGTGATATAGATAAGAGTGACAAAGAAGATTGGAAGTTAAGTGGTATTGGGGGTGCTGGATTTTGGTCGCGTTGGTATCTCTGGAGTCAACCAACGATTCCAGAGGTACAAAGGTTTATGGCAAAGAGATTTGGAATTAAATTCATCTAATTGTTAGACAACCCACGCCTCTTTAGGTTAGCTTTAAGGTCTGCCATGAGAGCAGCTCTTGGGTTGAGAGGCGGAGGTGGAGGTGGAGGTGGTATGGTCGCACGTCTTGGTGACATACGCACTGGCTGGGCAACACGTTGTACTCTTGGTGCATTTGGACCAGCCTCCTTAAGGACCATTTTACACACTTTGATAAACTTCTTGGCACTCTTCGCTTGATTTTCAAGGGATGGTTCAGCCTTAACCTTTTTGGGCAACTTCGCCATGAGCTCTTTCTTTGAGAGTTTGACTCTCTTACCCTTGACATCCTTTGTCACCCTGAAGCCAAGCATCTTGACCTTTTCTTTGAGCTTTTCGTACTCCATTTAATATACACTAACAAAAATTATTGATACCTGACACCAGCTCGTGTCGCCGCATCATCAATTTCGTCAACCATTTCCCACGCCCATAGACACTCTTGTGCGTTTTGGTGTTCACAAATAGAGTGCGCCAAGTCAAGAGCTTCGTGAAGAATCATCTTGAGACGCATCTGCCTCACTGTAATTTTTTTAGGTTCTCTCAAAGAGGGTGCCTCATACATCTGTTGAAGTGCGACGCGGGTGATTTCAGACTTCTTCTGTTCATAATTGATTTCTTCACTTCTTTGGGCTGCGACAACTTGAAGTTTTCTGCGAACGGGTGTTGGTTCAGGTGACCAATACCCAAATTTCTTGAGAGTCTGCACCATTAAATACCTATTGGAAGATATTTTTAAGACCATTTAAGTCGCTCTACAAATCTTCTTAATAAATACGGTGTAAGTTCACTTAAGGAGCCAAATGGCACATATCTATAATCTGGAAAATCCTCACCCATACCTAAAAGTTGTGCAACTTTGTATCTTCTATGTGGAGTACATCGTGCAAATTTGATATCTTCAGAATTATGTGTCGCCAATAGGGTGTGTACATTTTCACTCGCACCCAGAGACATATTGAGACCCTCGCGAAATGATTTATCAACTTCCAATTTATTTGGTAAAAGACCAACCTGTTTACCAAGATAAGCACCCCTCACCAATTTCACACCCAAATTAATACCATGTCTCTCAGCGGCGAGAAGATCCATTTCAAGTTCTTTGAGGGCAGCGCTACGATACATTTGATATGTTTTAAATACATGTGGTTTGTGACGATTGAATTCATGCATCATATCATATGATTCTCGTGAATAAAGGATATCTTCGGCGTCAATACAGACTTGACAATTGTTATTTATCGCGTGTTGAATTATCTTTTTCATGTGCGCCACCGCAAAAGTTGGTGATTCTCTAGATCCAAATGAAGTCATTTTTAGAGCAAACATACTTCCTGGAATATTTGACATCATGGTCATATTAACATCGCTGACATGTTGTGCGTCATGGAGTTTACAGTTCTCTCTCGCATAATCCAAAATAACTTTAGCGCCAGAGCGATGAACGTCTCTAATGACTTTTGTTAGTTCATGATTGAGTGCTGCATACCTCAGCATATCTTAAAGATATGGTACATTTTTAATACATGGATATGGAGACTCGCACTTTGATAACTAAAGTGCTTCTTCCCCGTATTAGGCAACTTGAGGAAGAAGTAGCTGCGTTGCGAAGACACACATGGCCGTATGTTCAATCTCAGAAGGAAACTAATCAACTCGATGACATGCACGCAAAGAGAGACTTTTTCAAAAATCTGGACGATGACACAATCTTGGAACTCTTGAGACTCAAGGCGAGACTCTCAAGAAACCCAGGGCTTCAGGGGAGAGAATATGATGTTATTACGACTTTGCGGAATAATTTTTGTTAGTGTATATTAAATGGCATCATTCCTACTTCAACTTATGGGTTTAGATGCACTTGGTGTATCCGTACCAGGCGCGGGATTATTTACCGCACCTGTTGTTGCCTTTCAAAAGGATAAAGATCTTGATGCGAGTACCATGATATCTCTTATCTGTTCGTGCTTGTGTTCAGCTATGGTTGTGCAGAGAATGGTAAATTTTCCATTTAAATCACCACCTATCATGATGATGTTGGCTGCCTGCTGTTTCTTGAGTTGTTGCTCATCCGTGATGTTAACTAAAGACACTTATGATCGTTTTACTCACAAATCGGAATAGTTTAGAAGAAATCATCCGTTCTGTACATATTCACCGTGTATGAACCAGTTTTACCAGTTACTGAAACTGTTTCATTCCCATATATCTCTTCACACCCAATATCTTCCATACAGTCGCGTGCGTTGTGTGTCACGGGAACTGGGTACAAGTTTTCACCACCCGTTGTGGTATAATAGTGATAGCGATCCCTGCGTCCTCTGACCTCTTTACCGTAGAGGGGGAGAGTCTCTTCTCCAGCACCCACGAGAATACCCATCTGTTGCATGAAACCAGGTTTGTACTGCTTAATGGGCGGACCTCTGAATTCGGGTTCGCGGCGCCTTTGTCGCCTCTCCATTGGTCTTGGAGGAACTGGCATCACAGACACTTCCACTGGAACTTCGACAACCTTAGGGTTATAGTACATGTATCCCAAAACGAGAGCAAGTACAATGACGGTGGACCACAAAAGCTGTGTCTTTGTCTTTGTCTTCATTTATGATTTATCTACATTTTAATCTTATCCAGCTCCGCAAAGTTTTCGACGGGTGTATATTTTTTTAGTAAAGATACATCCAAACAGCACAGACCCCTGTTTGTTTTTTCAGAACTAATGACGTGGTTGACATTGCATATATTCAATAATTCGGATGGAGATGTGATTCCATCATTCACATAGTTTAGTATACCGGTTATCTTCTGCTGTAACAGGGTTTGTAGATTAGGTAGAAGAAGTGGTAAAATTGTGACTGTAATTTTTGTGTTATGGATATTTGAACTTCTAGTTTTTAATTTTTCCACAAAGCACATTGGATCTCCATCGCATGTAATCGGATATAAAAGTCTTAAATATAAAACATTCTCCGCATACACATCTCTTATTATTCCCTCTAATATAGACCTCGCTTTGGAATAAAATGTACCAGTAAAGTTTGGTTCATCTTCTTCTGTAAACAGTTTATCACCATTAAATACGGCACCTGAACCTATAATAGTTAAATGTATATCCAATTCTTTGCAGAGATTTATGAGATTTAATTGACATGTTACATTTGTAAAAATAGTTTCCGATTTATGACTTTCACACCAATCTATTGTGGGTTTACCCGAAATACCAGCTGCAGATATGATATATTTTGGTCTTAATATGGAAATTTGCTTTCTCAATTCATCTATATTTTCGAGGCGTGTATCGACACCTATACTATTTGGAACATGTTTTAGTATATGTTTACCTATATAACCTTTAGAACCTAATATAATAGTATCAATATTCTTAAATGTGGGATTAGATAAATCTTTTAAAGATATAATTGCGTTTTTGGCTTCACTAGGCCAGTCAATATTCAGTATTGGATCGTTCCATAAATAACTCTTGTCTAAAACAGAATTAAACACTCCACCAAGAAAATACACGATTTCACTTTTTTCGTAACAGAAATATCCGTGTGCACAATTTGCTTCAATCAATAAAGAATCTCCTTTATTCAATATATAAGCGTCGTATTTTCCATCTGGTTTAACTATAACATCAAAAATTTTACCACTGTTAACGGTAATCAATTTGGGATACGGACTACAATGAAGACCTCGTAGAACATGTCTCTCATTTGTGGTTGTGAAACATTGTTTTATCTCAAATGGTGGTTCATCGATATTAAATAATATTTCACCCCTCGAGTCCTTGAAGTTTCTCATTTACTATAAATGTCATATACTCTTTATAAGTGTTGAACATTAAAGGTTTTAGTATTATAAAAAATATCCGATGTGGTTTGAAGAACATCTCAGAAACCTTAAAGAACCCGAACCACATCAAAAAGTTTGGAAACAAAATCCAGATAAACTGACCATTTTGTTTGTGGAAGGACACAGAACTGAAATGTGTAAATATAATCTATGGAATTTGGCACACGTTTATGGGGGTACCGATGTTGGACTCCACATTATATGTTCACAAAGAAATCTGGCTGCATTCAAAGAGTATACAAAAGATTGGACAAATGTTGTCATTACTTGGAATCCTCTGCGATCCGTGGCGGAGTTTTCAATATTTATGACATCGGTGGAGTTTCACCAAAGACTTACATCATCGCATGTACTCGTGACTTCGTGGGATGCCTATATATTTAGACAGATTGACGAAAAGTATTTTGATTATGATTATGTAGGTGCTCCATTTTATGGAACTTTAATTGGATATGAACAGCTACTTTTACCTTTAGATAGAGTTCCAATTGAAAATCATCGCAGAGTTGGTAATGGTGGCTTCTCTCTACGACGTGTAAGCGCGTGCCATGATCATTGTCTATATAACGCTGATAAACCACGCGACATTGAAGATACATTTCTCGTCATGTCAAACATGAAATTTCCATCTGTGCGAGACGCGTACGACTTTTCTGCTGAGCATAGGATACCAGATGCAACACCACCCATCTCACCCGTGGGTATGCATAAAATATGGCATTGGTCGGGTCTCGGGGTACCTAATTACATTGGGTTTGGCGAAGAGGACTTTAAGAGGTGGTGTAATATAAAGACATGAAGGTACTCGCCATAGATATTGGGTATCATAATATGGGACTTGTCCTCGCTGAATGTGTTAAAGGTCCAAAGGTAGATGTAGAGTTCATGAAGAAGGTAAGTCTCGAAGACTATAAATATATTCACTCAAATGATATCGTTGATCTCATTCCTTTATTTGTAGAAGATCACAGGTTTATATTTGATGCAGCTGACACTATACTTATAGAAAGACAACCACCCGGAGGGTTTACAAACATCGAGGTACTTCTAAATTACATGTTCAAAGATAAAGTCATCTTGGTTTCACCTGTGAGCATGCATACACATTTTGGTATGAGACATCTAAATTACGAGGAACGCAAGGAGCGAACTGTCTCTATTGCGGATAAGTACATTGAGGGTGAAATACCCTACGAGAGGAAACACGATATTGCCGACGCACTATGTATGATTTTGTATTATAACTTTAGAGTTTCCGTGCACTTTTTTGATAAATTTAGGTTTGACGGGCCTCGGCTCTAATAATTTCTAATGCGTTTGCCACAGATTCTAAAGCGTCAAACATTGTCGCCGCACTACGCTTTTTACAGCACACTCGAATATTTTCAATATTGTATTCAAATGATTTCTTCTCCTTCTGTTTTCTTTCTTCGTGAGACTTCATAACACCCTTGAGTCTCTCAATCTCTGAATTTAACTTTTGTGTAATGACTTCAATGGCTTCGTCCATCTTTAGGATCTCTTCCTCATACCAGTCAATGTGACGGTTAAGAAGATCCCGTTTCACTTGAGATTTTGTTCTCTCCATCTGTTTTTCAACTCTTTCAATTTTGTCATCAATAATCTGAAGATTGTTTAAATATTTTTGATGATGAAATTCCTTAGATTGCTCGAGAGCTTCAATTTGTTGTTTGATGTCCATTGTGTTGTGTAAACTCTTCGCCCCAAAACTTTATACCAAGCATGCGTTCGTGATAGTCTATGACCATTTTTAGAGTTTCTGATCTTAGACTATCTGTTCCCTTGTAGAACTCATACTCTTTCCGAAGACGATTGAGTTCTTCTTCACGCCAGTGAGGCATTTTACTTGGGTGTTTTACCTTTCATGATCAATCTTAGGTCATCAATAAACGTATCAAAGCGACCAAGACGATATTGAACGATAGCCCAAAGGAAGAAGAAAACAGTCTTTGTCAAGTTGTTTATATCGTTGTCTTCCATCTTGTATATGGGCGACACGACACGGTGCATGAAAGTCTCCTCCTTCTGTTGCCCTGTCACATACATTTCGGCTTGTGTCAAAGCACATGTATCATCATTGACTGACCAATGATAGAACAAAAATGGGATAAGTATGGAATAAAATTCAAGGTTTCTGCGATCATTTGTAAATGGAACTACCAGAATACCTATGAGAAATACAAGATGAATCCAGAATATTATGTTCATCTATTATAAAATGAACCAAGAAAATTTTGACGATCAAATGATCAAACAACAGGCACTTGAAAATCGTCGTGATAGTTGGAATGAGCAACACGAATCTATATTGCGTCAATGGGGTGAAGCTTCGGGGTGTTACAGGTACATGCATCACCGAGCGTTCCTGATGTACAAGGGATTGAGTATGCGTTTTACTTTACCTGTCATTATACTTTCAACAATCACAGGTACTGCGAACTTTGCTCAAGAACAGTTCCCCGAGAACCTCCGTGGTATGGTGCCATCTGTCATTGGTGGTCTTAACCTTATCGCAGGTCTCGTCGCGACCATTATGCAGTTCTTGAAGATCAATGAATTAATGGAAAATCACAAGGCGGCGGCGCTCTCATTTGGTCTTCTTTCCAGAAATATTAGATTAGAATTAGCTCTCGCTCGTGAAGAGCGTAGCACGGATGGTCTGGAATTTGTTACCAGATGCAAGAATGAATATGACCGTCTCATTGAACAGTCACCCAGTGTTCCATCAACTATCCTTGCAGAGTTTGAAAAGGAATACCCACTTGACAATATGTTCACGAAGCCTGAGATTCTCGATGTCCGAGCGATTCCCAAGTTGAAACTACCAGGTTTCACAAATATAAGATCACACATGGGTTCAAGTGTCATCTCCGAATCAACAAAGGGTGGACCACTTTCCAAGATTGGAGAACTCGTAAAAGGGAGGGAAGAGTATGAAGCAAAAATAAAGATCCTTGAAGAGATGCAGTCTGAATTAGACGAAGAAGAAGAACTCACATCGGTGGTCTCTGAAGAACCGATAGACGTCGAGCAAGGTACACAAGAAGAATAAACATTGAAATGTTAGTCAACATAGCACACACCGCATATGGTAAAATTTTCCTTCTTAAAGGTTTTACGATACGTTCTTGTAGTGCGTCATTCTCGAGCACTAAATCTATGGCTTGATTAGTAAGATCATCAATGGATTCTTTCATTAAAATAGTCGAACAAAAAAAAGAACCGGTTGTGAACACAATCCACGAAAAACAGATTGATCTATTGAAGAAGTACATTCGTGAGAGGAAAAATGTCTTCATATGTGGTTCATCGGGTGTTGGTAAAACTTATGTATTGAACGCGGTACTGAATGAATCAAATAGTCTCGAGATATTTCAAGAACATCTAAAAAGTAAATCACCTTTCCTGACTTTCATAAAAGGTGCTGGGAAACATGCTATTATTGAAGACTATACATCTGAATTTAAAAGTTTGGTGGAACGTGTATCCGACGGTGAACGTCTAACGAGAGGTTCACTCATTGTGACATCTATAAATATGTGTATGTTTCCAAACTTTGAAACGATATTTATACCAAGGCACAAACCCGAAAAATTGTTAACTCTGACAGAAGATCGGTCATCGACTGCTGAAAATGCAGCCATCATGTGTAGAGGAAATATTAGAGACTTTTTTACATATTTAGAAGGCCACGACGAGAAAGATATATTTAAAACACCCAAGGAGTTTATCGCAGATGTTCTCACTGAACCGAAAACAACAAATATACCAGATAAGATTCACGAACATGGACACATTTGGGATGTATTTCAGGAAAATTATTTAGATTCTCGCGGCGTTGATTACGCGAGAGCTTCGGATGCCTTTTCAGAAGCTGATATATATGATACTTTTATGTATTCAAGTGGAGATTGGAATCTCATGCCCTATTTTATCATTAATGCACTCTCAATACCAAAGTCATCACTTGGAAAATCCCTCATAAGGGATAAGATTAGACCTGGGAGTTGTTGGACAAAATATGGAAACTACAAAATGAGATATCAAAAGTATAGAGATATTCGCGCCAAAAGTGAAATTCAATTAAATATAGATGACCTGTGCCTTCTCAAAAAGTATGCTGAAAATGGAAATATAGAGCCTATGTTAGAATACGGTTTAACCCCGCAAGATTTTGATGTCATGAATCATCTCGCAGTTGGAAATAAGTTAAAACAGAGGGACGTAACAAGAGTAAAGAAAGCATTAAAAAATGCCATCGCAGAAAGAAGTCGAGAAAATCTTTGAAAATATTTTGACGGGGGCTATGGATGGTAAGGGTTCCAAGGCACTTGAGGAAGAAGAACCAGAAGTCACCAAAACTATCGGCAATGAAATCCACTTCTACGGTGAGATTACCCCTGAAAATACCCTTGAGTTTGTTGAGAGCTTCCGTAAGTTGGAAACGCACCTTCTCAAGCAAAAGGCTGATCTCATTGGATATGAACCGGAGATTCGTATTCACATTATGAGTGAAGGGGGTGATATGTTTTCAGGATTTACTCTCAAGAATGTGATTGAAAAGTCTCGGGTAAAGGTTGTGACGATTGCTCAAGGTGCTTGTTGTTCTGCGGCTACTTTCATGTTCTTGGGTGGATCAGAGCGTCGCATGGGTGAAAATGCCTACATTCTGATTCATCAATTGAGTACTGACTTCTGGGGTAAATATCATGAACTTAAAACTGAAATGAAGAGTTGTGACGAGTTTATGAAGAGTCTGAAGAAGATGTATATGACTAAGACTGACATTCCGGAGAAGAAGTTTAAGAAACTGATGAAGAAAGACCTCTTTTTGTCGGCATCAAAGTGTCTAAAGTATAAGATTGCTCACGCGATTGACTAATAGTGACATAGCGTTTGTAAAGACCCAAGATACACAATATTATAAATCCAATAGCAAATGTATTAGCATTCATAGGCACGCTCGTGCGCTCTGGTGGCCTAAGTCGTTCCATTCTACCATAATTTACAACTGGCAGTGAAGACATCTATTTAAAGTTGAGAAATTAATTAAAAGTATAATGGAACGCCTTATCCGAGAAGACAAAAATGGTCGCGAAAGATTTACCGATATTCATGTGGAAGACCTCGGTGATGGAACTGCTGATATTGTGAAGACGAGCGGCATGGTTGGGAGTGACAAAACGATTGTGTCACGGACGAATGTTACGACCGGATATGAAAAAGCTCTTGTGAGAGCTAAGACTATGTGGAACAATGAGAGAACCAAGGGAATCCAAATTCTTCCAATGCTGGCAAATAAGTGGGGAGATCGCGAAAAGTATATTTCTGAACCCTTTTATGTTCAACCCAAATTAGATGGCGTGCGTCTCCTCGTCTCTACGGGAGGATGCTTCTCGCGGACTGGCAAGATTGTCAAGGGTGTTGAACATCTCACCGAGAATCTTAAGGATGGTGAATGGTTGGATGGTGAATGCTATGCCCCGGGTATGTCTTTTGAAGATCTCACGAGTGCTTTTAAGATGAATCCAAAGAGTTTGGAGTTCTACGCATTTGATTACTTTGACACGAATCGTCCAAGTCTGCCATTCGCTGAAAGACAGCGCATTCTCAAGGGTAAAACACCGACAATGGTTGATACATTTCTCATAGACAGCAAGGATGAGATTCCCGGGTATCATAGGAAGTTTGTTGAAGAGGGACACGAAGGAATTATGATTCGTGAATCCACGAGCATCTACGAGATCGGAAAGAGAAGTAATTACCTACTCAAGTTTAAGGAGTTTCAAACCGAAGAATATGAAATCGTGGGAGCGAAAACTGGACACGGTAGAGACGCAAACGCAGTAGTCTGGGTGTGTAAAACGGGGGATGGGCGTGAGTTTACTGTGAAACCGGAGGGTACTATCAAGGAGCGTGAAAGATACTATCGTGAGAGAGAGGAGTACATCGGCAAGCAGCTCACGGTTCGTTTTCAAAATTTGACAGCTCTCGGTGTACCAAGATTTCCAGTGGGTGTGACGATTCGGGATTATGAATAATGTCAGTAGAAATAAATGAACACTAAACTCGCAGTGGATATAGATGAAGTCCTCGTAAAATTTGTTGAACCCATGGCTAAATGGAGAGGGATTGGTCTACCCACGAAACCCAAATACAAGTATCTCTATAGAGAAATTTTCAATTGCACAGAAGAACAATCTCAAGAAATCCTCCACAAGTTTTATCGTTCTAAAGACTTCCTCTACCTCAAACCAATCCTTGGTGCTCAACCAGCCATGCAAAACTTCAAACGAACGTTTGATAAACTTTATATAGTCACTGGTCGCCAGGATGATGTAAGAGAATCCACAGAGTTATGGATTGAACGGTATTTTCCGGGTATATTTGATGATGTCATTCTTACAAACAGTTTTACTGAGAATGAAGTCAAAAAGGTTGATGTATGTCGTGCCCTCGGTATTGGGTGTATCATAGACGACAGTATGCAAACCTGCGACGAATGCATTGAAGCTGGTATGGACGCTATAAACTTTGTGGGTGAAGATGTTTATCCATGGTGTGAGGTGAGTGAAATTAGTATGAGGGGATGGGGAAGTAATCAACGGGGTGTTGTTGAATTGTAATATTCAATATAGAGAATGACACGATCTTCTTCGGAAGTATTTTCAGCCCAATGAGGGAATTGAGCATTCATTACAATATGTTTCCCATCTTCTTCCTCTATGTCACCGAGTGTTTGGTGATGTAAAAAACATCCCTTTGGACACTTGAGACCGAGGTGATAAGTAAATCTGTAACTTGGACCAACGCGATCTGTGTGTTCTTTTAATTGTACACCCGGTTTCATAAGGGCAAAACCAGCTATATGTATTCCCTTGATTTGAGAAAGTAACTCGTGTGTTTTTGGACATTTTAGACAATTTCCAAGAACTGGCTTACCTTCCCAAACAAGAGGCCAGCTTATCCAACTATCTTGGACATGTGTTTGTCCACCTTTGAGCCAACCGCACGCTCCAGATGTATATTGAGCTACGATCTCTTTTAGAACTTCTGAACCCTCCCAATGCCCCGTTGGTCTGGGCTTTTCAGAAATGAATGTATTGGGGAGGACATCTAATTCTTCTCTAAGGGTTTCCCAATGATCTTTGAGTTCTTTGAGCTCCATTTAAATGAGATGAGATATTAGATGTACCTTCTTTTATGCAGACCCATTGTCATTGTACCACAGAATATGTTAAGTGCCAGAGAGTGTCGCATTGTTCAAGTAAGACCCACACAACAGGAAAATAGATTAGATGTTGAAATCTTAGAGGCACCACCAATTAATGTTGATTATCTTGACAATTTGGATGAAAAATTGTTAAGGTAATGAGATGCACCTGGCGTGATTCGAACACGCGGTCTCCTCCTTACTAAAGAGGCGCATTAACCACTATGCTACAGGTGCTTGATCTCCCTTGACCGGATTCGAACCGGTGGCTTCTCGATTAACAGTCGAACACTCTAACCAACTGAGTTACAAGGGAATATTCCAGTGTGGATGATTCGAACACCCGACCCGTGGAGATCTATATCATACTACTACAATCCACTGCTCTTCCAACTGAGCTAACACTGGTTTAAGCTTCTACTAGGGTTCGAACCTAGGGTGGCGGATCGTCTTCGTTAAAGTCAAAGTCCGCAGTGTTACCACTACACCATAAAAGCTTTGGTTGAAGAGAGATTCACACCCCCACTTCATCAATAGATTGATTCTCCCCTTTAAGCTCGTTTACATATTTAAAGTGGAATAATGTTAATGAAAAAATTCCAGCTGAAACATT